CCATCCAGTAGCGGCATTGTACCGTTTACTACTTCAACATTACTATCAGCCGTAAGGGCAGTTTTGCCCGCCAAAACATCCGCCTTGGAAGCCGTTACATCCTCGCTATGCAAACCTACTGAACCGCCTTGTATTAATATTGCGTCCGCCATGCCATTAACCTCCTTTCACTGCCAGCCATATATCCTGCTGTGGCTTTTTTCTGTAGCATTTGACTATCATATAACCATCATAAACTTCTATTCTATCAATGCAGCTATATGATTTCCACGCCGCTTTTATTATCCCTGCATCCGTTAAGCCGTCTTGCAATTTATGACTGATTATCGGCGTATCATTCGCCCTTAACCCTGCCACATCGACACGACAGCTATAAGGCGCTACACCGCTAAATCCATTTGCCTTAACCTGCACTACTTTTGTAGATTTGAAATATCCATGCACATATCTCAGTCCTGCAACCAAGGCACTAAGTATGCCTTTTATACTTCGTTTTGCTTCTATCTGATTTAGATCCGATATAACCGTGCTTTCAAGCCATGCAGCGGGCAACTCGATATCAGCAATCGCCCCGTTATTGATACTTACTTTTTCGTCTGAAAGTTCTTTCAATTTAGCGTCTATAATATCCATCGACGGATTTATCGCTTCTTCAATATTTGCAAAATCAGTCAGCTGTGGCTTATTCAATTGATAATTAACCGTTTTTTGCATTTATCCCTCCTGCCACTTTTTATCATCAAAAAGACTCTTCCAAGTCTCAGTTTTTAAAGTTCCCCATTTAAGAGACTTAAAGCGTTCCCAACGATTGAACAATGCGTACACATTTACTATCATGCTAGCCGGTACTCTTTTTCTTATTAAATCAAAGATTACGTCTATCATTTGAATAGATACTATTTTTACACCGCACTCAATTGTTTGACGTTCTATATCTACTCTCAATTTGTAATTATCACCACTACAAACAAGCTTCAGAACTTCGTTTAGCTTGTTGTAAGTGTACGGTAAATCTGATATGTGATACCCTCTTATTCTATTGACTCTGTCCTCTAAGTTGTCAGCAGGATTTATTACTATGTTGAGCAACTTCTCCCACCTCTTGCACTCACTTTCATCCATGGTCGCAAGCACTCTATTCAACTCTTCTTTTTGCAAAGAGTTCCAGACAAGTCTTAGATACTCGTCATAAGCCTTGGCAATCTCTCTAAACTCTTCTATCTCTGTTACATGCAGCGGTAGGTATTGCTTTGTATCTACTTCTATCATGTTAATTTTACCTCGCCCAACTTCGGGATCTCGTCACTTCTCAAATTAAGATTATTGCTACTCCCGTTTAACTTAGTATTGTTTACATCAAGAACCCCTTGCACGTCTAAAATTGCTGACTCAATCCTTGAAATGTAAACTGTAGACACTGTATGTTCATCACCCTCTTTCCATGCTTCCGATATGCCTTTAAGATAGCCTTGTATCTTTGCTTTGATACTCTCTGAAAGATTTGCACTTGAGTATCCTGAAGCGTATGTTATTTGAGTAGACACGCCGACTGTCACCTCTTTCACGGATTCTATAGTCAAATCATGTCCAATCGGCACCCACCCATAGCCCGCACCTTTTTCGGGTACAGCATCCTTTTTTATCTGCTCTATCAGATAGCTACTGACTGCTGTATTTTCTGAAGATATAAGCACCGCCTTAACTGTGCCTGCTCCTCGCCAAGTCGGGTATATCTTTGAGCCTCCGACACCTTGAATGCTTGCGAATTTCTCCTTATAGGCGGATATATTCCCCGCAAAACTTTGTGATGTAAAGCTTTGTATATATCGCTTATATAAAGAGTCTCTATATTCTTCTTCGTCACCTGCTACAAGTAGCTCTGTGACTTTTGCCGACTCCAAACCGTCTATAAAATCAATCGGTATTAAATCACCTTTAAGAGTATTTGCTCCGGATCCAAGCTCTTCTACCATCATTTTATATTGATGTAAGCCGTCATTTATAATTTCCACCGCTTTGTAATTGTATCCTTTTAAGCTGAACCTCGAGCCAATTGGCACACTTACATTAAATTCTGCCTTAACATAAGCGTTTGTTGCCTTTTTTCGAACTATACCTCTGTCAAGTGCTATCATTTCGAGGTGTTCTATATCCGCTGTTTCTGCATGACTTTGCTGTATAATATAGTCCATTTGTATGTACAGCTTTTCTATTTCGTAAGCTAAGGCTGACAAGGCATTGTGCACCAAGCTACCCTCCGACTTAACTATCTCATCGCCGATATAAGCTTTAGTATCAGCTAAGATACTCTTATATGTTTTATCTTCGTACACTTTCATCCACCTCTATATCTCCAAATTTTGTGACAACTCTAAATCTTATGCTTAAGTGCTCGTCCTGCTTTTCTGCCGAAAAATCCTCAATGCTTTCTATATATTCATTCATTAGCAATGCGTCTGTCACTTCGCTTTCACAGTCTGTATTTATATACTCCTCACTAAGCACATGCCCGATATACTGTTCCAAAGATGTGCCATAATCACTTGAATATATCGCATGTCTAAATCTTTCAGTATGTAGGCATAACCATATCCATACCTTTATCGCCTCAATGCCTTCGACAATCTTGCCTGTAAGCTGCCCCGTCTCAAAATTTAGACCATACTCACGAGGAACTTTAAGCACATTATTGTTTTCTATTGACATCCTCGTGACACTTAATTCTTGTAAAAAACTCGGCAAAATACTCATAGTCTCACCAATTTTCCCAAAACTAAGTAAAGAGTAGATGTATAATCTCCTGGATCGCTACCGCAAACCTTATACACAGCAACCTTGTCGCCTGCCTTTAACGCTGATAAGTAAGTGCTTGTATCTTGAAAAGAACCGCCTTCGGGGCATTGACCCGCTACTTGACTTGCGATTTTCACAGTCAAGGTCTCATTAAACAACAAGTCCTCAGCCGTCAATATCAAATCGCCTATTCTGCAAGATTTTTCACTGACCATTTCAGCCACTTGTACGCCACTCGACAAGTCCCCTGAAACAGTATTCATAAAAACATCTGTCCAACTCATCGTTTACCCCCTTTCTTCTTTTCCTCTTCTCTCTTTTCTTCTTCCTCATCCCTAGCCTCCTTAATGTTCATGAGACTATCAAATCTTAGCTCAAGATCCATCTTGTGAGTACCGTTCTCGAAAGTATGATTATCAGATGATATCCAATACTTTCCGGACAATCCTGTAGCCGTGTCTTTTACTTCAACAAAATAACAAGATAGGCAATTTATATCACCTATAGCCGACAGTTTTATCGTCTGAGATGGTTGTGTTTTTATCAAATTCCTTGCAGCGGTTGTCTCATCAATACCCTCTTCTTTACTGTAAATCTCTTGAAAAACTCCAAACTTCTTTAAACTATCATCATCCTTAACCTCGCCTATTTGCTTGCCTTTGTCGTCAAAAATAAGCACCTTGTTTTTGATTTCATCCATACTTTCCGCGATACTGCTTGAAAATATATTCGCACTTTCAGACAAAACAGAACCTTTTATAGCTCATCGCAAAATACTTGTCGCCGGTAATTTTATGTGCTCTCGAGTATGCAGCCATAACGATATCGTACATCTTCATTTTGTCACATAACATGCTTGCTATATTTACGCCAGTTTTATATAAGTGCCTAATCGGTACCTGCAAATCTGCACAGACTTGTGAAACGATCTCTTCCGCTGTCAAATTCTTAAAATTATACTGACCTGTCGACTCGAGCAAGTGCTTCATCATATCGTAAGCTGTAAAAGTGATAGTTCCTGTTTGACTTGACTTTTCTATGCCAAAAATCTGACCAAAAAAGATTTCACCCTCTTTTGCATCCTCAAGTGATATATAATCGCCTGTAGAAATACCCGGCAAATTTATAGTTTTGTCATAAGGTGCGTTTATATAATCAAAATCCACACTTCTCGCTGCTTCGCTTGCCGAACCTTTCCATACAATTCTTGAGCATATGTTTGTTATATTGTATGTAACACCTGTGCCTTTAATAAGCTTTATAACCATACATCACCTCACGGAATTACCAAGACAGTTCCGTCTTTTATAAGATTCGGGTTGCTTCCAATAACACCTTTATTTTGTTCATACAAAGTGTGCCAATCTGAATTACCCGTCAATTTTCTTGCAATGGAGCTAAGACAATCACCTCTCTTCACTGTGTAAGTCTTCGGCTTTTCACGACTGTCCTCTCTTTTCGTAGCATCCTTCGAGGATGTATCTTCGCTTGATTGTTCAGTGCTTGCGGCTTCTGCAATCACACTTGATTTACTTACAGCTATCTTTCTATGTTCTTTCAAAGTTATCGTAAAACTTATATCACCGGTTCCGTCATTTTCACCCCAATCGAAAGAAGCGACCCTGCAAGGAAAATTTACCGGAGTGCCTGTTATGATTATTCTAGTAGTTCCGCCTGCCATGATTTGCTCTATCTGCTTGACGTATCGCATAGGCTTTTTAATTCCGCTATATTCGCAATAAGTTGGGTCGTAGTGTTTTGGGAAAAAAGAAGAAAAGGAGACTGTCCTCAGTCCCCTCATTCCTTCAAGATCTACCTCGCCTATTGCATTTATATTTACCGTTTCAATCCCTTTACTTCCTTGGATTTTATACTCGCTAGGGAGTACAGGGAAACGTAGCGGTATGTTTCCTTTAAGCCATACTTGCATTAAAACTCATACCTCCCCTATTTCCTCTTGATGCCATAATCTTTTTGGCTATAGCATCACCTATTCTGTCTATATCAGCATCTTCACGAACTATAATCTGGTCAGCTAACTTCGGAATATTTAAAATTGTTCCGCCTGCACCCTTTGCCATGCGTACACTCTCATCATGCGGGTAGATCCTAGTGCCGTGCGGCAGGTCTATAATTTCTCCGCCTTTTTCACTGACTTGAACAAGTCCACCCATCCAATTGAGGTCACCTGTCGCTTTTGCGGGCACGGTTGCTCCGCCGCCAATCTTGCTTTCACTACCAGCTACAAAATTAGCCGCTCCATTTATACCGTCAATTATTCCGCTAATCATGCCTTTTATTCCGTCTATCATGCCTCCTATCATCTCAGTCCAGCCTTTAAAAATCTGAGTAACGCCGTCCCAAGCCTTTTGCCAATCACCTGTAAAAACTCCCGTTATAAATGTGATTATACCTTGTACAACATCAATTACTCCTCCTACATACTCAATTACTCCACTCGCCCATCCGGCAAAAGCAGAAACAGCTACACCCGTAGCTAAAGCAATGCCTTCACCGATTACGCCAATCAATTCTTGAATCTTAGGAATAAAAGGCTCAATTTTAGCTTTCAAACTGTTAAAACTTTCCTGTAACTTCGCAAATGTTGGAGATGTAGAGTTCATAGCTGACTTAAACGCATTAAAATTTGTCACAACGGCAAGCACAACTACAGCAATAGCTGCAATTACAGCTATTACTATACCGGCAGGACTTGTTAAAGCTGTCAATGCCGTCTTCACAAGCCCACCACCTGCTGACAATCCCGAAAACCCTCTTGTGGCCACACTAGCAAATCTACTCAAATTAGTAAATGCTCCGCCTACCTTGCCAACCATACTTACTGTATTCCCAAATATCATTAAAACAGGTCCGATAGCCGCCGCCATTGCCAACCATTTTACTATTTGCTTTTGCTGTTCTGGATCCATCTTGTTAAACGAGTCTAGCAAGCTTGTAATCTTTTCTATAAACGGGACTACCGCCCCTGCCGAGGCTTCACCTGCACTATATTTAAATATGTCAAAAGAAGATTTCATCTTTTCCATAGCACCACCCGGACCGCTCATAAGTGCATCAGCCATCTCTTGTGAGGCTCCTGTCGCTCCCTCTATACTGTCTTTGTATCCTTGCAGTGCGTCGATACCCGGACCGTTAATCAGTGTTACCCACTTGGCCGCTTGAGTTTTTCCAAATATAGCACTTGCAGCCGCTAATTGTTCTTGGTCCGACAGTCCAGTAAAGCCCTTTTGCAACTCCGCAATCGTTTCCGGCATGCTTTTCAAACTACCGTTTGAATCAAATACACTTATCCCCAACTTATCTAGCCACTCAGTAGCTTCCTGGGCAGGGTCCGCTAACTTCATAAGTCCGGTATTCAAGGCAGTAGCACCCTCAGATGCTCCGATACTATGGTCGCCGAAAACTCCGGTTAATACGGCCAAGTCGGTAAAAGTCCATCCCACCGTATTAGCCGTTGAGCCTGCTATACTCATTGCATCAAAAAGCCCCTGCACATCCGTGTTGGCTTGTGCCTGTGCCTTAGCCATCATATCCGTGTAGTAGCTTGCTTCACTTGCGTCTGCTCCGAAAGCCTTCAAAGTGTTGCCTAAACCGCTTGTAATCATTGACAAATCAGACGCCGTTCCCGCTGCTAAATTCATAGCAGGTGCAATCATATCTGCCGCTTGTACTGCATCAAAACCTTGCCTTGCAAAGTTCAGTGACGCATCCGCTGCGTCCTGCATTCCAAATGTTGAGTTTGCAGCAGCGGTTTTTATAGCACTCTCCAACAGTTCTGCCTCTTCTGCGGTACTTCCCATAGTTTCTCCAACAAGCCTAAGCGTCTTGTCTACCTCTCCGAAGCTTTTAAAACTTGCTGTACCGATAGCAGCCAGCGGTAACGTAACTCCTGCCGTAAGCTTGGTTCCAAAATTGCTTATACTCTCGCCCGTCTTCTCAACGCCCTTCCACGCTCTTGAAGCGGCGGCAGTTCCACTCGTCAATGTGCCAATAGTTTGATTAAATCCACTCGTAAAACTGTCCAAAAACCTAAACTCGACATCAACCTGTCTAGCCATTTACTGTGCCCCCTCCGCCTCTTTTATGTCTTCTACTTCTTTTCTAATAAAATGTCTTATTAACAACTTATCTGAAAAAGGTGCGTCAAAATAGACCGATGGACTCCAATCGTGATTTACAAATAAGTAATACATCGCTTGAAAATCAGCATCGGTCTCTATGAGTTTTTTACGTCGTCATACTCAACTCCCTCATCAGACTCGTTCTCTTTGCCGAATCCCGACAGGAATCTTATTCTTTCCGAAATCTTCACGAGATCACCACCCGGAAAGAGTATCTGTGCAAGCTCTTTCGGAGTAACTGCTTTGTAATACTCCATAAGATCCTTATCTCTGAGATCAGGTTCCACACACCCTGCAACAACAACCTTAGCGTGGGTGTCGTATATCTTGCTCGCATCTATACCCCCGGCTTTGTTTGTAGCACTTGATGCAAGTTCAGTATATCTGTTTCCCGACAAGGCTTTTATTGTAACCTCAACATTTTCGCCCGCTACTTTTGACAGGTAACAAGCTTTCACTTTTTCTGTAGGCACTTCTAAAAGCTTATCTCTATCAAGCTTCATAAGTTTTTCCATTAAAGAATTTGCCATTTTTACTCTCCTTTTATGCGTTTATGTAGTCAAGAAAATCCCAGTCTTCAAAAGTGAAACCGTAGGACTCCTCTGTATTTTTTTGAACTTCCCAATCCATTAAAATCGCTTTATCAAATTTACAATGATAAAAAACAACTCTTTCAGCTCCATAAGCATCAGGATCCGCCAACTTTGAAATAATCTTAAAGTCAGGTGTCTGTCCTTTCTTCACCTTGTCAGATATGCTTTTAGATATATTTGTTCTAACATGATGTAATTTGATACTGCCCTTGCCCTCGATCTTTGTCATCTTCTTGCCTGCCGTGAGACTTCTGACCATGGAGATATCAGAATAAGATATACTCACTTCGCCCTTGCAAGACATCACCTCTCCAATGTATTCGTCATCAACCCACAATTCGCCCCAAGTGCCGTTTACTACTCTATTTGATACAAATTGTTTCATATGCACCTCCTTAAACTGCAATTCTTAAATCTATGTCTTCTATTGCATCTAACAATGAGACCACTGCTTTTAAGAAAACATGTGACCCTGTATTTGCTTTTTTTATCTCAGCGTCACTACAGTCTTCAACCGCCTTTTCGCTTCCATCTTCAAGCAAGACTTTCTTCTCCTGCTCTTTGAGCCACTTTCTTTGACTGTCAACGTCTATCTGACATTGTCCGACACTAAGTAAGCCGTCATTTACAAGACTCATGAAATAAGTGTTGATGGCAGTTATTAAAAGGCACTTATTGTCATAAGTATTCGAGAACTTGCCGATATAAAAATCTGCTATAGCTTTTCTAATATCGTCCTCCATCATATCCATTGTCTCGACAAGCTTTATCTTCTTAAAAGTATCACCTTTACCCTCAGTGGTTGTAAGAGATGTGACCGCTCTGTTTAGCTTGACCTTTTCACCATCCCATATCGCTATCAGTTTGCCTATGCCGACTGCTTCGTCTTGTTCTGATTTTGTAAGCCTGTTTACGTCTACAAAATCCCTCAAAGCGGCATAAGTGCCGGATACACTTAGCCCTGTACCTGCCAAAAGACCTGCAATCCTTGCAGTGCCTTGTTCCGGAGTAAGTGCCTTTTCTTTTGTCCTGTATAAAGTAGAACACCAGTTTATAATGCCCTCGTTGTCCCCTGCGGTTTCAGGTAAAATAACCTTTACAAGATTGTGCTCCGCTCTTTGCTTTTTGACCCATGCAGCCACGTCTTGAACCTTTGCGTCAGTCTTTACGGTCGGAATCGCCATGTATGTAAACTTTTCATTTTCAAAAAAGTTCAGCATGTCCTTATACGGCTTAGTCATATCCGTTCCTGTCTGCATGACGTAAACAAACACGTGTTTTGGGGCAAAAGTATAGCCCGCTAATGCGTCTTTTATATACTGTTCATTCTCTTCACTAAGCACACCTGTTGGTATATCGCTGATGCTTATAACCTTAAAAGTCTGCTGCCTTGCACCTTTTAGAATAAGTGCAACAATACCACGTTCACCTCTCGTGATGGCACTTGCACCACGCTCATTAAAGGCAATTGTTATACTTGGTGATGTTAATTTGCTCATCTATTTTCTTCCTTTCTTTCAACTTTCAAAAATATATCCTTTATCGGTTCGCCGTCATGATACTCTGTGCTTTCAAACCAATCTAATCTAAACGATATTTGCGGTATATTTCCGTGGTCTTCAATATACTCATGAGAATAATCTGCTACTAATAATTTTCTACCATTTACATTCAAAACTATGCCTAATAAGTCAAATATTCGCTCTATCACTTCCAGTGACTCGATTTGATTAGCTGTCTTTTGCACGAATGTAATTTTTACAGAACATGATTTTTTAAGCACATTCTGACTCTCTCTGATTGTTTCATACGGCACGATCTCAACGAAAAAATACGGAGGAACTGCGTTATCCACAGTGTCATTTCCGTATCTTTTTATGTTCGGATACTCTTTTTTCAAGATTATGTTCACTTCCTTAATGATACCAGCATAAGTAATCATGTTAGCCCCCTGTCTGCGAGTGCCTTACTTACAGCAGATTGCATCATCTCCGGATATTTACTTTCATATTCTTCTCTTGTTTTTTCAGCGAAGTGCTT